GATTGCTTTGTACAAGCGGCTGGAAATGCCGTGCACAAACTCTTCGTCGTTGTTAAGGCGGTGGCGTCCCATGTCGTGAAGTATGGCGTGGATGAGTTCGTGCCAGAACGTGTCGTGCACTGTGTCCTTGCTGTACTTGCGTCGTGTGACGTTGCTCTTGGTACTGACCTTGATCTTCTGCTTGGGGTAGTTGACCTCCCCCATGTGGCCATGCTCTTGCATTGCCTCGACAACCTCGACCGAGTACCACTTGTCGCCTACTTTAATTTTGCGTGGAATATCCATGCTTCTCCTTAGTTTTTGGCCATGCCATATCGACGGTGATGGCCACCGTCAGCCGCCAGAGGAATCCCCGGCATGTACTTTGGCTCAACTGTCATTTGTGACAGCATCCAGTCGTACGCTTCTTTTGCTTCGCTCTTAGGGGCGATTGCAATTTGCTCGTCATGCACTGTCCCTGCCACGAAGTACCGTTTAGAGGTACGTAGCATGCCGTCAGTCATGACACAACGCGCAACACCTTGTGTTACGTTGTTAGTTACCTTTCCGGCGTAGAGCTTTGTAGCGTCTTCACCGTACACCCAGTTCATGATTACGTTGCCGTGGCGGTCACGTACTGGCTTCTTGGTTTCTTTGTTAATTTCAGGTTCGCGGCGGAGATCAGGATACAACAAACTCATGCCCGAAGGCAAGATGATCTCGCCCTTTTTGAACAAGACGCAACCTTTATGGTTATATTCTCTGCCGTCGTACAGACTGCTTTGAATCAGGTTGCCAAACAAGTCCCACATGTCCGTCACAGGGGCGGCGGTTGCGCGGTAGATGTCGATGATCTTCTTGGACGCCACGCAGTGAATGACCAACTCTTCAGTGGAGCAGACGTGCGCGATCTCTTCCATTTTCTTTATGTTGTCTGGCCAGTCGAGAAACTTCTGCACATACGCTGGGGTCACGCCCAGTTTTTTCGCAAACGCTTTGTCATACCGAACTGGGGGCGCACCGAGGAAGCCAACAAGTAACTGCGCCGCGAACGACGCCCAGCCCAAACCATACCCGCACCCCAAGAGCGCAGATTTAGCAGACTGCCGTAAATCCGGGTGCGACTCTTTAGTGAGGCCGGGTATGTTGAACATCTGACTGCCGAATGCGGCATAAGCGTCAGCACCTGAGCGGAAGACGTCGAGGAGATCTTCATAGTCCGAAAGCCACGCGAGTACTCGCGGCTCAATTTGCGAGAGATCGCCCACGATGAGTTCGTACCCTTCGGGAGCCATAATCGCTTTGCGCAGGAAGCTGCCTCGCTTGAGGTTTTGCATGTTGATGGCCGAGCCTTTGCTCGCTGTCCAACGGCCAGTAGACGCGCCGTAATAAGAAAGCGGAACCGGTAGTGCCCCTCTGCGCGAGATGTCAAGGAACCGTTGGGCGCGAGTTCGCTCCGTCGTAGACTTAACCCGAAGGCGAGCCTCACAAAGAGAGGCAACGTCATCACGTTCACCATTGAGCAACGCTTGGAAGAGGGCGTCATTCTTCGCAAGCGCGAGTGTTTCGCGCCCGGTAGTTTTACTTGTTTTACGCGGGGCAGGAACCCCGAGGCGCTCAAGTACGGCAGCAAACTTTGGGTTCGACGCGAGGTCAGCTTCTTCCACGTTAAGCTTCGTAAGTAGGGTTTCACGTTTGGTTCTTTCATCAACGATAGCGTCGCGCAGCATGTCACTGTCCAGTTCCAACTGCGGTAGCGTGTACATCTTGAGCGTCATGTCGATCAGACGCAACTCTTTCTTCGGGTACACCCATTGGTCAGGCGTATCAACGTCGTACTCACCCGCTTCGTATGGCGTGTGATCGAACTGCACAAGCTTGTTAAACACACGCTCACACAAGAACACGTCGTGCTTGCAGTACTCGGCCAGCTCTTTCTCCATCACCGCACCCAGCTTGCGCACGCCGTTGGTGCTATGCACTGCTTTGCCCTTGGCTGGTAGATTGTAGTGCTCGGCCAGCTTCATCAGGCTGTTGCCTACTTCGACCCCCCGCAAGGCGCGAGCCATACTAAGAGAATCAAAAACAAAACAGGGGTGCCAATCGTAAATCCAGCTAAGGATAGAAACATCAAACTGTGCATTGTGTGCGAGTACCGCCGTAGTTTCCTGCGGGTAGCAACTGAGAATGCGCGGTAGTTCACTTGCGCGATACCACTGCGTAATCTTGTCACTGCCGTACTCATGAATGCAAGCGCCGAACGCTTTGAACTTTTCGTCACGAATATACTCCTCGGTGGTCATCTTCGACAACGTGTACTCTTTGCTGTCCCAAAAAGTTTCGAAGTCGATTGTTATAAGTTGTTTGAATGGTGCTTTCATGGTGTGCCTCGTGCGCGAATCTTCTCGCCGATAACTTTTGATGGGTGTGGGTATGCTTCGACCCACTCGTCCGCTACCTTTGCGCACGCCTCACGCTCAAGCGCAACCATTTCGCCTACTAGCTTCATCACCCACGCAGGCACGGGACGGTGCGCGGCAAGACGAAGAACGTCTTTGGTGAAGTGTTGTGCCCCGAACGGGCACGAGGGGTCAAGCCCCTCGCATGCGCATTTACTCAATTCATCATCTCCTTGGGTGGTGCGTCGTCCATTTGGTGCTCAAGCAAGTGTTCGAGCAAGCGTTGCAACATCGACGTGGCTTCCATCTCGTTGCTGTTGACCGTCACAAGAGCGAGGCTATCTACTCGGTCGGAGTCAAACACGCACACTGCCCGGCGCGATGGGTCTGTGTAGCAAACAATCAGCAGCTCCACCAGCATGCGCATGTGATCGCGCTTCTCTTGGCTAAGTCCGGCGATGGATTCCATGAACTTAGCGGCGTCGGGGGTCAGTTCAAATTCTTTCTTTACGGTGTCCATTTCAATAATTCCTCTAGGTTGTGCATGTTGCTTTCGTTGATGACAAAGGCCAAGCCCTTGGCTTCTTGTATGCGTTGAATCTCGCGGTCTTGCAAGGCAGTCGTCTTGCCGTTGCCAGCCTTACATTCAATCGCGAGGAAGCGCCCCTCGTAACAGCAAATAATGTCAGGTATGCCAGCACGCCCCATGCCGTTTTGCATGGGCGAGAAGTGGTAGATACCCATAACGTCAAGTTTTTTCTTGACGAACGCTTTTACTTTTCCTTCGGGGGTCATGGCCATGTGGTTCTCCAAGTTAAGGGTGAGGGGGCTAGTAGATTCCGCGCCCCCTCGTCGCGGTTTGAAAGGGCAGGTACCTGAAAAACTCGTGCCTGAACACGGCTGGGGCAGATACCTACTCGGGCGCTACTTGCATCTACAAGGCGCATAGAACCCGATCATTTACACCCCCAGCTTAGATTCCTTTGGGTAGCGTTGGTCCATCTCGATCAACAGATCGACTTCGTGTTTGATCTTGAGCAAGTCTTCGTAGCCGTTCTTGTCACGCCAGCGTGTGATGCGCTTGACGATACAGCCTTCAAGGAACGAGAGGCCGTTGGCCTCGATGTACTCAACCGGCTGAATAGCGCGGTTCTTATAGTGGCCGCCGCCGACTTGGACGTCGAGGGGGCTTGACGTGTTGGTAGTGCTTACCATAGCGCTTCTCCTGTGTTCATGATCTTTTCTCGGTGGATTTTGTAGATGATTTTGGGGTCAGCGCGATCGAAGGGCCACCATTCGCCGCGCTCAATTTTCTCTTTGATGGTACACCCATTTGCCTCGCTATGGTGCTGACCATGTTGGGACTGAGGTTGAAGTCGATCGCGATCGTCAGGTGCTTCTCCCCTGTGAGCAGGCGCTCTTTTATCTGCGCGTTTCGTTGCGTGCGTATCCGCACCTTTTCTACTGCGTGCTGATGTGCTGGTATGTACTTTCGTATTGTTCCCCATAACGCGTCTCCTAGTTCGTAGGTGTTGAACTTGTGCCCGCACGACAGGCACGCACGGCGTCGCTTATTTACAACGTCGGAGTACATGTCGCGGGTATCAAGCACTGAGGTATGGCCGTTACACTTCGGGCACTTCATCGCGGGCCTTCAACAGTTCGTCAGCGTACCAATAGGGCGAAGACCCGTTAAAGACGCCGCCGTGTGCGAGCATCCCCATCATGGCGAACATGGCCGCCAAGTCACGCATGGTCATTTCGTCGAGCGGTATATCTTTTGTTTCACTAACCATTCGGTCTCTCCGTAAAAATTTTGCCGCATAAATCACAGCGAAAAAGAACTGACACCCGTCGTTTGACTGTCAGTTCACGAACCCCGCCCACAGTGGTCGTCCAGCGGGGGTATCCGGTATAGGCTGGAATTGCCGTAACCTTCGTATGGGCGCAAGTCATAGCCGGTCAGCGTAGGCTTGCAGTAGCTCTTGCGAGATGGACTGGATGGCGTAGGCTTCTTGCTCACGCCCGGGCGTGTGCTCACCTATGCCGTCCGCGTAGCGTTGCCAGACATGTACCGCCTCATGTACAAGTAGCCCTGCTATCTCTACCGCCTTGTGGTGCGGCTTGACGCGAAGGCACACGATGCACGCGAGTTGCCCCTTGTCGTTCTCTAGGCGGTGCGTGGTGGCGTCAGCTACATCAGAGCTTATCCACTCGTCCGTAGGCTTGACGCCCATGTCCTTAAACGCTCGGAAGTACTCGTCTTCACTCAGGCACAGCGTAAGGTACGGGCCGGGGTAGGCGATGCGCCGGTCTAGCCACTTAACTTTCACTTGGCGGCTCCTTCATACCACGCGCCTTAGCCAGCACGAGGTCTACTTGTTGCTGAATGCTTGGCTCGGGCCAAGGCGGCACGCTGGTGCTCCACTTCATATGCACCTCACGCATGGCTTTGCTACCGGTTTGGTTGCGCACGTTGTGCTTGGTGTACTCGCGCTCAATCAAAGCAAACGCTTCGAGCCGCACTTTGGTCGGCACGTAGTTCAAGTAATCGAGCGTCTTGGTCACATCGCGCACAGTAACGGCGCTCACATCGTGGGCCATGATGTAATAGAGCAACCGCAAGATCACCCAGTCTTTGGCTTTGAGATCGTCTGTCGATTCGATCATTTCTTCACCTCTGCTTTTGCGTATACAAAAAAATCCTTGGGGCGTAGGTCACGCTTGGTCTCGCTAATAGGCGCGGTATTCGCGGTTTGTATAGCGTTGCGCTTGATCTCTTTCCAAGGGTCGTTACCGTGGCGCTTTTGCCAGTCCATGTAGGCCTTGTAGTCGAAGGGGCTTGGGCACACATCGGTCAAGGGTTTCAAGACAAAGCAATTACGCTCGTGGTCATACACTGTTAGGCTCATCGGGTTCCTTTGGTTCATCAGCGGCCCACATCCGAACGTGGAAGTATTGGCCGTAGCTCTTGCGCTCGGCTTCGGGGTAGCCGCACTTGACTATCCACTCCACCATGTCGCCGTCTGTTGCGGGGTCATATATTTTAGGGAACCCGTACTTCCATCCGCTAGGCGGGTCAACCCATACTTTGTTGGTCATGTGTTCTTCTCCTTGAGTTTGGCTTCGATTGCTCGGGCAATGCTTCGATACAGGGTTTTGTTGGTTTCATGATATGTAGCAATGGCAGGGAATGCCGCTTCGAGATCCTCGTCCGTCAGCCCAACCCATCTCATCAACGACCTATTGCCGTGAGTGTTCTTGCACATGGCACACACAGGCTCTTTTTCACGCTTAAATGGGTGAAGCAACTCTTCCATTTTTTGCTCGTCACGCCGTTGTTGGTAAATTCCAAACCCCATATCTTCAGCTTCGTCGTGTCTCATGAATGTTTCTCCTTCCGTGGCGAACAAACAGCATGGCCTTTTCCAATTTGAGACAAAATGCTTTCTCTTGCCCTATAACAATCTTCTTGGGTTTTGTATTCGTATTCCCGTTGCATATGACAAATGGCAAACGACATCCCAAAACACACAGAAAGAACCCAAGTCATGTGTTCTTCTCCTTGAGTCGTTTCTCTGCCCAATCCATGGCGTCCAATCGGTTGCCGCCAAAGTCTTGGTTTATGAAGTCAACCTTGTCCTTGTCGGTTAGGCCTTGCCATTCACGCTTTGGCTGTGGGTGGGTGTAGACGGAATATTCTCCATCTGGCAATCCATTGAGTTTGACATTACGAAATACATGAACACCGTGGGCATGATTAAGAATAGCCACCGGCTCCTGCTTCTCTGCCTCTGCGATGGCTTGGCATAGGGATGTGATGGCATGATGAATTAATTCATCTTCGTCTTGACTTGTTTCGGTATGAATGTACGTCAACGCCTCAAGCGCCTGTTTCATTGCTTCTATGGTCATGTGTTTTTCTCCTCTTTAAAGTCTTGTTCAGTTTGTAGCTTGGTGAGAAGCCACTTTACACCGTTGATAGTGTGAACGCCTTCGGTTAGCGCCACCACCTCAACACCTTCTTCGCCATCACGGCTGTCGTAGCATGCACAGCCACGCTCGTAACATGCCTTGTCCATAATGGTCATATCAATCCCCTATCAAACTTTGCCAGTAATGCAGCTTCGTCATTTCCAACACGCCCATCACCGTTGCAGTGGTCATGTGGTCGTACTTGGGGTCGTTAATCACCTCACGCAGTTCGTCCATCAAGTCCTGCCCCATTGCTTTTTGGTCTGACGAAGGGATGACGCTTAGCTTCGGTCTCTTGTTGCTCATAGCCCGAACTCCCCATCAAAGCGCAAGCGCAGGTACAGCATTGCACCGAACACTGTTGCGCAGATAGCGATGAAGATGCGGTCATCTTTTGGCCAGACCGTCAGGTCAAAGCTCGCGTTGATAAGACTGCCCAACAAGTAACAACCCAACGCCGCAACGGCGAAGGGCAACACGCTGAGCGCACAGATACGGATAGCTGGAATCATGTGTTGCCTCCTTGGTTTACTTGCCTACATGCACGAACGGTGTGGTCGAGCCGGGCACCATAGTCGAGGGCAACTTGCCGTCCCACTTCTCGATAGCCTTCAACTCCACATACTCACGCCCGCCTTGCGCTGATACAGCGGCGGCTTTGATGCGGATGGCATCGGCCAGACCCTGCGCTTCAACTCGTTGACGATCTGCCTCAGCTTTTGCGAGTTCGACTTCTTTTTGTTTGGCGTTGATTTGGAATTGTCTGTTGGCGGCTTCCTTGATGGCTTGTTCGAGTGCTGGGTCTGTGACCAGATTGCGCACGTTGGCCGAGCGAACGAAAAACCAACCCTTCCCTGCGCTTTCGTCTAAGTCATCTTGCAACTGCTTGACTACCTTGGCGGCGATAGCTGTGCGCTCAGTGTGAACCGTGGCCGAGCCGTAGGTAGAGATCGTGTTGTAGATAGCCTCGCGTGCTTGACGCTTGACATAGTTCATACCGATGCGGTTGCCGTCCTCGCCTTTCTCGTGCGTCACATCCCCCGGCCAGCGCGTCATGATGTCAGCGGCTTTAGCTGGGTCGATCTGCACATAGACGTCCACGTCCAAGTCAGCCAGCGTGATCTTGTCGTTTGTCTGCGGCTTCATGTCATCGAACTGCAACAGCAACTCTTTGGCCGACACCTCAGTCACACGCTTGAACACGGTGAAGTAAACGCCGGGCGGTAGGGTCTCGTGCTTGACTTGGCCAAGCGTTGACTCCACGCCGATGTTGCCTGTGTCAATTTGTGAGCATGCAGTGAGCGATGCGGCGGCGATTGCGATAAGAATGTTTTTCATGTGTATGTCCTTAGAAAAGTTTGCCTGAACCAAAAGTTGCTTGCAGGGAAAAGCCCAGCAAGATTCCGAACATCAGTAAGAGCGCATTAAACAAATGTGTCTTTCTGAATCTGCGTACCGTGTTCTTCACATCTTCGGGCAGGTAGTACCACCCGAAGTAGCAAGCGAACACAAGTATGGTGAGAAGCGCGATGTGTTTCATACGGCGCTCCAAAAGTAGAAACAAATACATGCCCATGCAACAAGGCCTACGATAAACAACGCCTTGTCTTGCCAGCGTTGCTCAGGTGGGTACCACCACTTTGCGTTTTCGGCGTCGTCAGGGAATGCGTCGAGCATGGTGCGTGGGTAGCACCGTGTCGTAGGCCAACCGTAGTTGTCTGTCATCTCAACCCCCGAACATCGCTTTGAGCGCTTCGTACAAGCGGCGTGCATCCACCACGTTCATCGTGCGAAGGATGTTATCGGGATCGAACCCGCCTTCACGCGCAACAACAGGGCTACTAATAACAGGGCTACTAGCGACAGGCAACGCGGCAAGACCTGCTGGCGCTTCTTCACGCTTGCGGCGTGTGATGTTAATGATACGCTTGGCTGTTGGCTCAGGTGCTTTGACAACTGCTTGTGCCTTAGCTTTACGGCGTGCGGTGGCGATGCTGAATGACTTGAACTCATTTGCTACACAGTAAACGCGGCGTTTGTCGTCTTTGCGGCACAGACCAACGAACACCAGCTGAGACACGATAGAAGCGACTGAGCTGGCTCTAAAGCCTTGCTTCACTAGCGCAGCGGTGACGTCTGCGGCAGTCAAGCCGGGGTTATTCTTCACGTAGTCAAAAGTAACGCGTGTGACGTTGTTTGTGATACCAAATTTTTTCTTCATAGACTCTTTCGGTTGTGTTGATTGTTGATCGTCTTTGTCCCACTCATCGAGTGTGTTCTTGAGGGATTCGTGCTTTGCTTGCACGTTATTTTTATCAAGCGCAGTGCGCAGTGCTGTGTTGAAGTCAGGCATAGAAGTTTCTCCTTTCAGTAATGACTTTGCCTTTTCCATGAGTGCCTTAGCTTCGATTGCTCCCGCGCTAAGAGGTGCGGTTGGATTGCGTAGTGCTTCGCCGTGAAGGGCGCGCTCAAGCCTCTCTGGTGCAAGAGGCTTGGTGTTGAGGTCGGGGAAGTGACGTTGGTATCCACGTTTGTACATTGCTCTCTCCTTTCGCAGAGTGTCGTCGAATGTATGGGTGTTGTCAAGTGCTAGACAAGTTAGTGGACACTCTCGGTCGGCGCCTCATCCAGCTTCAGCCGCACCAAGTTAAGCGTCTCGCGTAGGCTTGCGATCACTCGATCATCAACCTCGTGACCACCGGCGTCGAGTAGTTGGCAGAACAGCCAGCCCGCCGCGCCAAGAAAGCAAGCGTCTTCGATGCGCTCGACACCTGTTGCGGCGTGCTTCTCTGCCACCTTAAATAGCGCTTCGCTCATAGCCTCGCGCATGTCCACCATGATTTTGTATTGGTCTTTGATACTCATTTGTTTTCTCCTTTGTTAAACATCCAATCGCGCACCTCGAATGTAGGCACACGCACGCCGTTGACAGACGGCTCCAATATCAGCGACACCTCCGACACCTGCGGCCCTTCGAAGAACAGCACCTGCGTATCACGCCCAAAGTAGATCGAGTGAATCTCGTCGTGCTTCATGCTGTACCACTCGCCTTGCGTGTGCATGTTGTCTTGATAGCCCCACTCAGTCTCGCCCACAATCTTCACATCGGGGTACTCGCCTATCTTTGTGAACTTATGTGCGCTCACGAAGTAATTGTCACGCGAACCAGCAACGCAGTGTTGCGCGGGTAGCCATATGCGCTGGCGCACGCTCCCCTTCAAAACCAAGCAGGTGAAGTCAAAGCGATGACTGTGCGGCGTGATGCTGTGTTGTTGCGCTCGATCATGCGTGAACATGCGAACCTTGCCGTTAGTCAGCAGGTGGCTTGTCAGACCGGGGATGATGTAGTTATGCAACTCGCTTGCTTTCATGCTGTTGATAACGCTGATGGATTCCTCAGGAATTTTCATTTAGTTTCTCCTTCTTACATTTGTACACTCTATACCAGTCGCCGGGGAACCCGAACAAAGCCTGCATTACGCTTGACTTAACTGGAACGAACCCGCCATAGTATTTGCGGCGGCCAAACCCGTAGCGTTTGCGGGTGCGTTGGTGGAACCAGTGAGTCAGCACCTTGTTGTCCTCTGACGCCCACTCAGGGAAGCGCACTTGTATGCGCTTGTACTTGGTGGCTATGACTTCACCTAGCACACGCCGTCCCCATTTGCCGTCATAGCAGACATAGCATTTATCTCCGCGTTTCATTTTGTTTCTCCAAAAAATAAAAGGGGGTCACCTGACCCCCTACAAATGACACC